CGTTGGTTTCCGTTGTAATGTCTTCTGACCAAATACAACAATACCTTCTGCCGGGAATTGAGTGACAGGGTTAATTGCAATTCTATATAATTGGTCTCTTTGACGCTGGGTCGGACTAACAGCAATGTCATTTACACCTGTAACAACTCCTCTGTTAAAACCAGCTGGGGCATACCATGGTGCAAAGTTTGCATCATTGTTAGCGTAAATCTTAGCAGCAACACCAGAGAATGGAATCCAGATTTGTTTGTCGCTTGTACTATCATATACTTTAGCCCAGTTACCATATGTGGTAGCAAAGTTACTATTAGCAGAACCAAATTGATGTCTTAGCGGCCAGTAAACGTGCTGACTAAAGCTTTTATCTTTATCATCAAGCACTTTACCGTTATCACCCTGTATAACTAATGGCTTAAGTACATCAGCAATAAAAATATGATCTTTTCTTGTCGATCGAGCAAATACTTCAAATTGATTAAAGATTGTTCTATAATTATCTCTTAAATTAATTTGGGCAGAATCTCCTGCAGCGATGCTGTCGTTACTAGTATAAAATCCACCGCTTGTACCTGATACATCAACAAATGCAGTATCATTATAAGCGCTACTACCTTGAGCAGTACCAACAGCATACACAGTACCTAAACCACCTTCTACACTAACATCAATTTTAAATAGATCAACGTTAGAGGCAATCTTAAATACTCTGTCTAGTTTATCTGGTATACTACCAATATTTTTTGAACTATCGTTAAGTACGTCAGTATACACACCTAAGCTTATTAAGCCTGGAGTTTCTGTAAACCCAGCAGTGGCGGCCGTTGACCCGACGGCATTTACTATCGCAGCATTTGTGTTATTATCTCGGATTGTTCGAATAAACTTAGTAGGAGCGTCCCCTACAGTAGATGTCCAATCACCCGGGTCTGTAGATATATATGAATTTATTAAAATTTTAATATCATTAGAATTATCATCTAAGTCCTCTAGATAAAAAGACTTCCTAGCACCGCCATTTTCATTTTGTACTTTTCTGAATGAATTTAATGAACCAGCATATCCTTCTGAAAGGAAATGAGATACTTGTAAGTCTGTATTTGAAAATGGTGTAATGCGTACTTTAAAAACACCAATGGAAAGGGTATCAATAAATTGACCTCCGTCAAGATCAAACTTAGATATATTTTCTAATGATTTACTTACACTTGATTTTTCTGAAGTAGCTGTACTTGATAATGCAAAATCATATCGGCTTGTTGGTAGGGACGTAAATCCTCCAGCGGCTTTATCCCCGGTTGATGTTGTTGCTTTAATGTCTCCTATAACATCATATGGAGTAGTAGGAGATAAGTTACTATTATCTGTCATACCTACATAATAACCTTCAAAACTATTATTAGTAGTTAATTTAGATTTGTTAAGAATAATTAAGCCTGACTTACCTAAATTCCCCGGAGTATATGCCGTTGCAGATCCTGTAGTGGACCATGTAAAGTTACCATCAGCGGCGGAGAGGTATTGTGCTTTTGTAAGTTCTACTTGAGCTGGATTACCAAAAATTAAATATTTCGAAGTACTAGAAATGACGTTAGCGGTTGCTGCAACATTTCCACCAGTAAGAAATTGACCTGATACAAGGGTATCACCAGAAATACCACTATATCCACTCGAAACCAATTCACCAGAGGCTATTGTCGCCACCCCAGAAGTATATGTTGCTGTTGCTGAGATTGAAGTATATTTAATATTATCATTACTATCTTTAGAGACAATCTCTGCAATAAAAGGTTTTGACGTTCCGGCGCTGATATTACCTTCACCCATGTTAGCACCTAGTACACCACCAACAGTACCAACAAGACCGGTCGCTGTCGCAGTTATGGGAGTAGTATTCGCGTCAATAACTGGATACACTAATGCACTATACTTTTCTGTACCTTGACCAGTACCAGAGCCATATGGTAATCGGGAAACATAGACACTTGCATCACTCTGAAACACTTGCTTAGTGGAATGATAAAAATATCTCTCAGCGGCGTTCGTTGGTTTTCCATAGATTTCCTCAAAGTCTGAGAAGGTGCCGACGTTAAAAATTTCATCTATTGGGCCTTGATTAGAGAACCCTGCAATGAATACACTTGTCCCCACTGCCGCTGCTGGCCTTTGGGTCATGTCAATTTCTCTTATTTCCACTCCTGGTGATTGAATCGTTCTTCTACTCATAGTTAACCTTTACAATTATTTATTGATTTCCAGCCTAATAAAGTAGTTGATTTGTTAAAATAGGCATTATAATATAAATATATGAAGGGCATTATCTTAGCTGGTGGAACTGGGTCTCGAGTGTATCCATCGACGAAGACTGTATCAAAGCAACTTTTACCGATTTATGACAAGCCTACTATCTACTATCCTCTATCGACTTTAATAAAATTAGGGATAACGGATATTATGATTATAACAAATGCCCAAGCGTATCCTCATTTGTTACACTTGTTCAATCAAACTGATAACAAGCGACCATATCTAGGACTTGATCTTACATTTAAAGTACAAATTTCTCCCGCTGGTATTGCTGAGGCGTTAATTATTGCTGAGGCATGGCAGGGAGATGATGATGTCTGTCTAATTTTAGGAGATAATATTTTTACAGGTATTCAGAAACCTAACATGAAATTTGGTGCAGGTGTTGTTAGTTATAGGGTATCAAACCCGTCGGATTATGGAGTTATTGATATAGATTCTAATGGGAAAATTATTTCTCTTGAAGAAAAACCAGATATACCACAGAGCCATAACGCAGTAACTGGTATTTATTTTTATGATGATACAGCTGGTGAAAGAGCTAGATCTTTAGCTCCATCGGCTCGAGGTGAATTAGAAATTACAGATCTTAATAAACATTATTTAGATAGTGGTGACTTACAACACTATAGTTTAGATAGTAATTATGCATGGTTTGATACCGGGAATCCGGATGAGATGTTCGCGGCGTCTATGTATGTTAAATCTATTCAAGATAGAACCAATTCAATGATTGGTTGTATTGAGGGTGAATCTTGGAAGCAAGGAAATATCACAGAAGAGGAATTTAAAAGGATTGTTAAAAAAATGCCTGACTGTTCTTATAAGACTAGTGTTGCTATGAGTTACTTTTTTGGTTAAGTAATAATAATGAAATGGTTCCCAGGGAATGATCTCAAGTATACAGTTATTATAGGTGTAATAATATTATCTATAATTATACTTTCAAAGTCATGTGAATATTACGCGAAATATTCGTCTTAGATTAATTTTGCCTCTAATCGTGTAAATTCAAAAGTTGCACTCGCGACGATTTCTGACTCACTATTATAGTCCCATTTTATTTCAGATAGAGTAGTTGGAAACGCTCCAATATAATCCCATTGTATTTTTCTATTATCGTATTCATCGAGACCAAATACTGTTAAGTTAGAGGAATAGATTGGAAGGACTTGTCCTGGTTTTGGATATTTTATAATCTCATCTGCATTGACAGTTCCAGTCTTAACGTCGTTAATTACATCTAACCATTTATATATTGCCCAATAGTTCTTATATTCATTGTCAATGTTAAATGTTAAATTTAAAGAACTATAAGCTGGTCGTGCATGAGAACTAACTTTAATACTCTGAGCACCATATGGTAAGGTTTGTTCTGGTACACTAATATTAGGAGTAACTGTCCCTGCGATACTAATTTCTAGACTGTTTGCATCTATTCTATTATTATTGCGATTTATATTATCTTTAATTTCTTTTATACCTTCCGGTAAATTTAAAACTAAGATAAACTTATCTTGTCTGTTTTTATTAAATGGTGCTTGTTTCATACTCTAACATATCCTTCTGCTTCTAATTTATCCATATCACTTAATTCGCTATCGCCAAAAATATTTATGTCCTCAAAGTAAACTGGGTTAGGTTTCCAGGTATCATCTATATTTTGCATTTTATAATCTTGAAGAAAATTACTAAATTTTTGATCTATATAATCCCCTAATTCCAGTTTCGATGGTCGTTGATTGTCATCTATTTCTGTTA